TTTGCGCACCGTTTTTATTATACCGTAACGATATTAGCTCCGTCAAATACCGCAGCTAATGTAGTCTCATCTGAACAGTCAATGAATGGAGCTGGTGTATTCTCCATTGCAGTAAACGTTAAGTTGTATCCGTTGAAATCACCCATAGCTGTACCACTAGAGATAGTTCCAGCAGTTACATCTGCTCCTCTTTCAAGACCTACTAAGAAAAACTGCAAAGCTCGTGTACGTACTACGATGTGTGGTCTACCATAAGCTAACAATTTAACCGTTTTGTGTGTATCAATCTGAAGAGATTTAAACTGTGCAACTACTGCTTGTTCAAAGTAAGTAGTACCATTATCTCTAGATGTTTGGATTGTTTGCTCAAATGAGTTAGCTCCTTTAAGCTCCCATTTGTACAAATCTGTAACCCCATTTACAGCAGTAATAACTCCATCTACATCTATTGTAACATCTGTAGGATAGTTAATACCGTAATTAATAAAATAGATAGCATCTAATCCTGATACTGTATCTTTACAAGCCTCTAAACGACCATTTGAAATATCACAAGCCATATTATTTATTTTTTTTTATAAAAAAAGGGATAGGAATACTACCCATCCCTCTTTTATGGTTAATTAATTATTAGTCTAAAGATGGAGAGTAAACAACAACATCCTCTAAGATTCCGATTTGAGTCGCTGCAGTATATCGCATAACGAAACGAACGTTTTGTGAACCATCAATCATTGCCATGTCAATAACTTTAACTTCGTTAGAGTCATTCAAGATACCTGTTCCAAAGAACAAGTTATCAGATGTAGTAGCAATGATGTTATTTGATGTCAAACCGTTAGCTACGAAAAGAGCAACTCCGTCAAAAGACAAACCTGAACCCATTCCGTACCATTGTGTCCCTTGTGCATTAGTACCAGCAGCACCAACTCCAGCAGCAGCAAATCCACCCAATGCACGAACGTATGCACGTGCTACGTTTTGAGGAACATAGATTTTCAAACCTTCTTTACCGTACAAAGCAGCTGGGATAGCATCTACTACTTTTCCTAACTCGTCAATAACGTTTGTAGCATCAATAGTAGTACCTACGATAGACTGTCCTACAGGAATTCCTGTACCAGCTTCAGCCAAAGCTAAAGAAAGGATACCATCGAATTCTCCAGCGTTACCGCTATCACCTCCCCAAATTGAGTTTTCAGTAGCTTCAGCAACCTGTCCTAGCATACGTGCAATAAGGAAATCTTGAAAAGATTTCGGTAGTACATCAAATGCAGAGTAACCCATAGATACAGCATCCCAATCTGAACGGAAATCTTTTTTACAAAGCAATGCGTTAACTTGTAGCTCTTTTGGCTCAAGTGTACGCTCAGTTAATGTAATGTCACCTGTAGCTGAAAAGTCACAAGTAGCATTTGCAACCAATGAATTCGAATCAAATCGTTTCATTGTTTGACGGAATTTAATGTTAGGAATAACAGTTAATCCTCCGTTTTCAATTGTGTTAGCTGATAACAAAGCAGCTCCGATATATTTACCAGCGCTCTCTCCAGCATAAGTAGTTGTAATGTCTAAAGTTGTAGCCATCTTTTTTTCTATTTATAATTTATATTAATACATTTTTGATAAAACTCTATCAGTAGAGTTAGCTGGTTTTTTAGAACCAAATTTGAAAACTTCTGCTTTCTTCTCATTCTCAGGATTGTACGTGATTGGCTTTGGAGTTTCGCTCAATTCAACAGCAGCAGCCTTTAATGCAGATAGTTCAGCTTTTAGTTCTTCATTTTCTTTTTTGATAGCTTCTACCTCAGAGAATAAAGTCTCTTTGATAATGCTTTCAATTGTTTTCTTTGGTTGACGTTCCTCTGTAGACATATTCTCCTCTACAGGAGCTTCTTCAGATACAGGAGCTTCCTCTTCAGGCATCTCCTCAACTTCAGCCTCTTTTACTTCAGCAATAATTCCTATCTCTGTTACCACAAGAATTTTACCATCTTCTAAAGTATATTCACCAACTTCTAAAGGAACATTCCCTTCTTCTGTTACTATGAATACTTCCATTCCAGCCTCAAATGATTCAGCCTCTAGTACAGTTGTACCATCTTCTAAACGCATCTGAGCTAACTTAACCTCAGTCTCTAGACCTAGTAAAGTTTTGATTTGTTTGATTGCTTCGTTTGCTTTCATATTTATTTACCTATTGTTTGAATAGTCGTTTT